CCTTTCTTAGCGATGGATGCAACTTGGCTTTTACCCATAACTTTAGCCCGTTGTTCCATTACTGTTAGTATTTGTATTTTGCGTGCAAAGGGTTTACTTACACGTTTTACTTTTGCAACAGTTGCTCTTGCATCTGCAGGTGTTGCAAATTTTATTTTAACCGTATCTCTAGGGTTTTCATCTGTATAAAGTCTTCTACCAGATCCTTTAGGTTTTTTACCCGTTCCTTTTTTTGGATCTGCCACCTATAACTCCTTGTAATGTTTTAGCTTGACCAGCATGTGTTTTTGATGCTTTTTTCAAACCCTTAATTACTTTTTTTATTTTAGCTTTTGCTTTTTTCATATTAACACTTCCATCTTCTGCGAGCCTGACGGAGTCTTGAATTAGGATCTTTAGCAGCTTTTGGAAACTTTTTCATTTGGCCTGCGCTTCTTGCACAGAATGATTTACGTCGTTTAGCAGCTTTTGATCCTGGTTTGACTTTGCCAGTGACCGCTGTTTTTAGTTTGGAACCGGGATTTGCTCTTCGATATGCAGCCACACCGGCTCTTGTCATGCCTGCACCTTTTTCCGTTGGACGGAAATTTTTTTTATTTTTTTTTGGCATTACATCACCACCTCTTCTCATAGCTGTTCTACCATCTGGAAAGTTTCCATAATATTGTTTTGGCTCGCCAAATCTTTGTCCATAATCATTTCTACTCATGGCGTGATCTTCTTTCCGTAATATTTTTTATAACTTTTATTAGATACAGAAACTCCTCCAAGATTTCCTGATATATAGCTGCCTGTATAATTTTTTTGTGCTTGTTTCATCATAGAGTTCATAGATGGATTTGGTCTGTCACTTGATGGTGACATAGATCCACCTAGTCTTGCTTGTTTTCTTTTTGCAAATGTTTTTACATTAGTTGGTTTACCACCAACACCTTGTGCTACAGATCTTTTTCTAGAAACAGCTGAACGTCTTTGTCCTTCAGACATAGATCTTGCTTTTGCAAGTGGGACACATTTTGGATACTTACGTTTTGCATCTGCTTTCTGTTTTGATCTTCCACATTTTGAAAAAGAACCATCTTTTTTTTTACTTCCAATATCTACCCACTTCTGGGCAAACCATTTATCTAAACCATTCTTAGCCATTAGGAATTCTTTCCGACGGCGTCCCTATTCATTCCTTTTACACAAAGACCACCACCTCTTAGACCCTGTCTTTTTAATCTTGAAGTTGCTTCCATTAATCCACCACCAGCTTTGCTGCCTCTAAAATCTTTTCTTTTTACACCAGATGGATCTTTAATTTTACCAGCACAAATTCTACTAGCGTAGGCGTTAGCATACGCTGACGGATACACTTTAAATTTTCTTTTTGCTGCTGCTTTTCCTCTTGGACAAAGTTTAGTCATTATACTCTACCACCACTCTTCATGTAACCCATTTTATTTCTAACTTGTTTTGGAAGTTTTGCTAATCCTTTTTGTTTTTTTGGATCTACAGGTTTTAAATTTTTACCTTTAGGTGAAAAAGTTTCTTTTATTTTTTGAACATTTGTTTTTGGTTTTGGAGTTCCTATTCTGTAACCCATTCTACGACCCATCATTCCGCCGCCCATTTTTTTATCTCTAGCTAAATCTTTCCCTTTTGAAACTCCAGACTCCGTAATTTTTTCACCTTTTAATTTTTGATTAATTTTCTTAAAAGCAGCACCTGTTTTTGAAATGTCTGTACTAATAGAGTCCATAGTTTTTTTAAACTTACCTTTAGATTTAGCAGTTTCAATTTTAAGTTTTGATGATTCAGTTTGTTTATTGGGTTTAAACGGATTAATAGTCTCCCCAGTAGTTTTCTGCTTACCAAAAATTTTTTTTCCTAATTTAACGTAACTAAATATACCCATTATTTTTTTCCTCCGCCGTTTCTAAAAATTTGTGTTCCCTTTATACCATATATACTCGCAACCACAAGGATCCACAAATTTGTGAACCATGACGGGAGCTGCGAGAACATCTCGAAGAACAATTTTACTTTGTCCATGGCTCCGGGATCGTCTGATATAACTGCCCAGGCTAAAATTACCACGGGCAACGACAAAATTATTAAAACTGCCTCGTCCTTCCAGTCTGATTGTCTAGCTTCTAATAATTTGCCCTGGTAAGCTTCCTTACCTTCGGCCATACGAGAAGCATGCATAAGTTGTGCTTCAGACATTGCCATCTTCGTCTTCTGCTTGTTCTCATAAATCTTACTACCAGCAGAGACGGCTAATTTAATCGCCGATAACCACATATTAGTAAGCTTTAGATTTTCTTTTCTTGTCTGGTCTTACAGCACCTTGACCCTGTACTTCTTCTTCAGGTCCACCAGTGCCAATTAAGTTAAAAGCTTGGTCAGCAGTTGTTTTAGATCTAGGATCTATTTCAACTTGTTGTTCACCAACTTTAACTTCTTTGATTTTGTCTAGTTTTTGCATTTATGCTCCTTTTTTTACCCCTTTTATAACACCTTTGTTCTTAGATGCATAGAATATCTTTTCACCCTGCTTCTTGCCATACTGTTTCTTCATAGATTTCATAATTTTTTTACCTTTTTTGTTCAGTGGCATTAATTATCCTCTGTAACTATGGTTGCTTGCTGTGCTCCGGCCTTTGCAAGGCTAACTCCAGCTCTTAATTTAGCTAATTTTTCGTTTAGATCCATTTTTTCTTCTGCAATATCACCTTGTTGCATTAATCTTGATCTTGCAATGTCTTGTTGAGCCATATCATTGTCTTTTTTACGCTCATTTTCCATCGCACGTAGGTCAACTTCACGTGATTTTAGTTTTAGAAGAGGATCATTGTCAAATTGTGATGTAATTTGCTTCTCTTCCTTCATATATTCCTCTGTCATCTCTGCAATCAACACTGCTTTTCTACCTTCAACTTGATTTGTAAGCGCTTGTAGCTGTGCTTGCACTTGTGGATTCATAGCAGCTTGCTGTTGCATCATCATCATTTGTTGCATTTGTTCTCTAAACTCTAATGCAACTTGTTCTTGTGCCATTAGACTAATGTGTTCTAAAATATTTTTTTGTATAGCTGCCATAATCGCAGGATTATTTCTAACCATGTTTGTTGACATAAAATTTAAGTGAGCTGTAACGTGTGCTCTATGATCTTGACCATTAAAAGCTTGAAAAGGTTTACCAGCTAAAGCCATAATGTGTTCTTGGCTTGGATCCATAGGTGCAGTTGGTGCTGGTGGCGGTAATACTGCGTCTAAATTTTTAACACCTATTGCTTCATACATATTTCTGTAAATTTGATACATATTGTGTAGCTGTGGATTAGATGTTGCTATTTGTAATTGTGTTTGTGCTAATGTAATTCTTTGCGACATAGAAAATATATTAGGATCAGCCACTGGTATTACATCTACTCTGTCATCAAAATCTGTTTGTTTAATATTTCTTGCACCACCTACAACATCGTATGGATATTCTGGTGGTAAGTATTGTGAAACTACTTTTGATAATAATTTAAATTCATCTTTCATCGCTGCATAACATCTTTTGTGAATAGCAGACATAACTCTTGATCCACGTTCTAATAATGCGATTGTTGTACCAACAGCTGCAGCTTGATTACCATCACCCACTTGCATGTCAGCAATACTCGCGAACCTTTGACCTGCTGAAACAACTACACCCATTAATTGTAATAATGTTTGAGATGGTTCTTTGTATGGTAATGGAAAGAATGCATCACGTAATGATCCACCCGGTGCATCTACATCTTTAAATTCACCTGGTTGTATCGGTGATGCTTCGTCTCTAACTCTAACGCCTCTCTGTTTAAATCCTGCAGGTAAGTTTGATAATGTTCCTGCGTCTAACAATTGACGGAGAGCCGCCGTTGCCGTACGACTCAATCCGCCAATCATATGAATGAGTCCAAAGCCATAAAATCCTAGTCCTGGCAGAAATTTGAAGTGGACGAAATATTGGATCTTATTTTTCTTTAGATCATTGGGCGCATAGTTTCTCCGTATGGAGAGGACTACTCGGCTGCCTTCTTCTACAGTTACAATGTAGGGCAATTTTATTCCTGTTGGTTGTCCGTCTTGACCAACTTCTTCGAAACCTTCTAAGTCTAAATTTACATGACACTCTAACAGACTATAGACGGGTTCTTGTCTACCCGTTTTTTTAGTGCCATCTAATTCACGTTCTTTTTTTTCTAAGTCGTTTCTTTCAACATTACCCGGTGTTCCAAGTTCTACATCTCTGTAGAAACCAGATACTTGTTGTTTTCTTAATTCGTTTTCAGATATTTTTATTGTATGTATTACTGATTCTGCATCATCAATACTAGTTGCTGTATATGGAACTATTAATTCATCTGCAGGTACAAACTTAGATACCACTCTTCCAAGTGGTACATCGTAATAAACTTTTTTAAATGTAGAACCTGCAAGTGGTAAATGAAATAACATAGAATCAAACTCTGCTTCGTATTCTTTCATTTGATCCATAATTAAATAGTTCATGAAATCTTTTACACGGTTAGCCTGTTGTTCTGTTTGTGGGTTTTTAACACCAATAACTTGTGTTCTAACTGGTCCATCTGCTGGTAATAATTCTTTATATGCTTGTGCTTGGAACTGTGTAACTGCTTCTGCTAATACTGGGTGAGTTGCACCAGATGCTCCTTGAAAAGGTTCTGTTCTGTTTTCGTATTTAAATCCTAGTAAGTCAAGCCCCTCTGTGTATCCTCTTTCCCAATCTTTTCTAGAAGATTTATAATCCATATAGTTTTGAACCATTTCATTTCCAACTGGTTCTAAAACATCATCTGGTAAAATATCTGCTAGGTTATCGAAGTGTGATTCTGTTCCCGGTATATTTATAGCTCCCGGTTCAAAGTCCAAAGTTGCGCCACCGTCTTCTTCAGGTATTACCTCTACTGGTGGTTTATCTATTAAATCTTCCTCAACACTAACTTCTTTGATTTCCTCTTCTGTGGGAATATCAATTTTAGTTCGAGTGTTAGGGAGTC